CTGACACATTCCATGACATGATCGTGGGCGTAGATTGGGGTTATGCGAATCCTGGTGTGATGCTAATTGGTGGCATCGATGGCGATGGGCGCATTTGGATTTTGTCAGAACGCTACCAACGCCAACAACGTATTGAGGAGTGGGCAAACGTCGCGCTCGACATTAGGGGAAACTATGGAGCTAATCAATTTGTATGTGACCCGTCTGAACCTGATTACATCAGGACATTACAACAGGCGGGGATTAGTGCAACGCAAGCGAACAACACGGTCATGACAGGCATTCAAGCGGTTAAACATCGGCTCGCAACCCGTGCCGAAACTGCACACGGTAGCCTGCCACGTTTGGTGATTCATCGTTCGTGTGTTAATCTAATCAGTGAATTTGAGCAGTACCAGTGGCGCGAGACGCGCGATGGGTTGCATGATGCGCCTGTCAAATCCAATGACCATGCAATGGACGCAATGAGGTATTTAGTAATGGCAGTAGACAAACCGAAACGTAAGGCAATCAAGGCATCGGCGGTGCGCTATGCTTAGTACAATTTATGAGATGTTACCCAAAACCCTCGTGCGCGATGAGTGGTTGACAGAAACAGACGATTGGGGTGACCGCGTTAAACTCTTCCGCGATTACTACGACGGCAACCATCGGAGCAAACTCACGGGCAACATGAAGCGGATGTTACGCATCAGTGGTGACGCGCATGACCAGTTCAACGAGAACTATTGTGGTTTGGTAGTCGACACATATGCAGACCGTCTGCTGGTTGAGCGCATGCAAGGTGACAGTGACGAGGCGACGATGTGGGCAACAGAGCTGATGGATGCCAACCGTTTCGATGGTTTGCAGATGGACATTCACGAGGCGACCATACGCGATGGCGACACGTTTGTGCTGTTGGAATACGACAACGAAACAGACCGCGTGGTGTTTAGTCACGAGCCCTGCTGGGATGGTGAGACAGGCATGATTGCAGTGTATGACCGACGGTTAAAAAACATTTTAATCGCGGTTAAAGTGTGGTATGAGGGTCTAGATGATGCGCGTCGCGTCAACTTCTACTACCCTGACCGTGTCGAGAAATACATTGGCGATGAGTCAGGCTATGGCATGCAACCGTATGTTGATGACAGCACAGATGAGCGTGGCATTGCTGAATGGTTGCCGGGTGTTGTGCCTGTGATTCATTACCGCAACCGCATGCGTACGATGACACAATATGGCATCAGCGAGCTGGCATCAGTCGTGCCGTTACAGGATGCGCTCAACCGTGGTCTGATGTCGATGGTGATGACTGCTGAATTGACAGCGTTCCTCATCCGCGTCGCTAAAGGATTTGAACCACCAGCAGAGGTCAGTCCGGGGATGTGGATTACAATTGGCGCAGAGGGATTGAGCAATGATCAGGTTGCCGATGCGTTTACACTTGAACCCGGTGGCATCGTGCCGTTTATTGACCAAGCCAACCACCTCATAGAACAGATTGCCACCATCAGTCGCACACCACTACCGACCACGCTGGGTGGTGACAGCGCATCAGGTGAGGCACTGAAACAGCGTGAATCAGGTCTATTGGCAAAGGTCAGAAAAGCACAGGTTAAAGTCGGAAACGCCCATGAGGATTTGATGCGCATGGCGGTGGTATTGCACAATACATTCTCAGGCACACGCGCACCTGTGAGCAATTGGCGTTGTGTGTGGCGCGACGCGCAGGTACGCAATGAGGCGCAGATGATTCAAAATGCCCTCGCTGTACGTGACATCGTTGGTGAACGTGAGACATTGCGATTAATCGCGGAGGTTTATGGTTATGGCATGGGGAAACAAGAAGAAATCCAGCAAGAGAAGCAAGCGCAAACCGCGCAAGCGATGAGCGCATTAGCGGGCTCGTTACCGGGGTTTGACAATTTTAATGTATAGCATAGGAGCTAAACAATGGCAGATTTAAGTGTAGTAGCAGCAGACGTGGTAGCAGTTTCGGGGGCGACATCAGCACGTGGTACAGCTGGTGCGACCATCACAGCAGGTCAATTGGTATACCTCAACAGCACATCAGGCAAATACGCACTGGCACAAGGCGACGACGCGGCGACTGACGCTGTTGTGGGCATCGCAGCACATGGCGCATCTGATGGGCAACCGTTGCAAGTTTTGACGGGTGGCGTGGTTGATTTGGGCGTGACCCTGACCGTCGGTGAGATTTACGTATTGAGCGCGGCGAGTGCTGGTGGCATTGCGCCAAAAGGCGACTTGTCATCAGGTGAATATGTGAGCATCATCGGCGTGGCGCAAACAGCAGACAATCTGTTGTTGGGCATTCTCAACAGCGGTGTGGCAGTACCTGCGTAATGGCTAGCCAAAAAACACGCGACGACTTAGGGCGATTGCTAGCCAACACATTGCACATGTGGAAAGTTGGCAACCGTGAAGACCGTCCCAATGGCGTGCTGTCAGAATCTGACATCAGCATTGAGGCAACAGACACGGGGTTTAAAATCACGGCGTTTGAGGCTAAAAAGGCACCAAAGCGCAACGTGACGAAACGGCAGGTACAATCCGACGATGAATAGCAATGAGGGCGCGCAATCACCAGCGGTACGACTGACCCAATTGGTCTCACGATTACTCGACAGAGGGTATACCCGTGCGACTGACCAAATCATACGTGCCATTGTTCGTGACAGCACAACAGGCATCATCGCGCAACGGCTCACTGAACTCGATGACGAGGCGCGCCGATTAGCGGATGCAAACAAACGACTGTTGCCCACGAACCCTGTGGTGCGTGCCCTGCTTGCTGATTTGTCTGACACGCTGTCAAACGATGCCCGACGCATCAACGATGCCACGCCTGATTTGCAACAGTCAGGCATCCAATCGGCTAATGAATTAACGCGACGGCTTGCCCTGCCCAATGTGCCTGATGACCAGTTGCGCACGGTGTTGGGCGTGTCATGGAATACACCATCAGAGGAAGCGGTGGCATCACTCATCGACTTTACCGACATGGAATCATGGCAGGATGAGCTGTCATCATACCCGACGCGGATTCAGGCGACGATTCGCAATCAGGCTATTCGTGGCGTGGTTGAGGGTTGGAGCCCGTTAAAAACTGCACGGGAAATCAGACGGACATCAGAGGCACTGCCAGCACATCAGGCGAACAATCTCATGAGGACGCTACAATTGCAATCGTACCGTACAGGTAGCGCAGCAAACATGGTCGCAAATCAGGACATCCTAGATGGTCATGTGCGCATCGCGTCACTAGATGGGCGCGTGTGTATGAGCTGTGTGGCATTGCATGGGCAGGTGTTGAAAGTGGGCGAGCGTGTTGATGACCACCATCAGGGACGGTGCATCAGCATCCCACTAGTTACTGGACGGGCTCGGCAGATTCAAAGCGGGCCCGATTGGTACGCATCACTTCCACAGGAGCAACAGTTGGCACTGGCAGGACCTGCAAAGTTTGAGGCATTGCAACGTGGTGACATCCGATGGGATGAGATGTCAGAGGAATACACCGACCCGACATTTGGGCGAATGTTGCGAGAACGCCCACTTAAACGATTCAGTTGACACATGCGTTATAATACATATATACAGACAACCAGAAACGGCTAGATGCCGTATTAGAGGAGATGCCACGATGGCAGACGAAACAAACAACACCGAAACAACAGAACAGCTCGACGCTGTACAACCCAGTAACGATGGCACAGACACCCAATCGGTCGATGAATTGCCATCATGGGCGCGGGACATGATTAAATCGTTGCGCAGTGAGGCGGCAGAACGTCGCGTCGCATTGAAGCAATACGAGGAAGAGACGCGCAAACGTGATCAGGAGCGACTCGCAGAACAGGGTAAATGGAAAGAATTGGCAGAATCGCGGGCAAGCGAATTGAATGACCTTGCACCATACCGTGAGCGTGCCGATGCGCTGGAATCGATGATTCGTGACAGCAACAAATCGCGCATTGAATCCATACCCGAGGACATGCAACCCCTCGTCCCAACAGATTACGCGCCCGAGAAATTAGCGAGCTGGCTAGATGCCAATTTGAGCCGACTGACAAAACCAATTGCGCCAAAACTGGACGGCGGTGCGAGCGGTAGCGGGTCTGCAATTAGTTTGACAGACGAAGAAAAGCAAGTGGCGCGGGACACTGGTGTTAGTTTTGAGGACTACGCTAAGTACAAACAGCGCATATTTGGCAGTTAGGGGGTGATGACGTGCCAATCCCAAAACGTGTGAAAACAATCATGAAACGTGAGGGCATCCGCGATGTCAACACACCAAAACGCACGCCCAACCATCCAACGAAATCACATGTCGTGATGGCAGAGGAAAAAGGGCAATTTAAGCTGATCCGATTTGGTCAACAGGGTGCGGACACCAAACCGCCTCGCAAGAATGAAAGCCAAGCGGACAAAGCCAAGCGTGAAGCTTTCAAAGCGCGTCACGCAAAAAACATCGCCAAGGGCAAAATGTCCGGGGCGTATTGGTCTGACAAAGTCAAATGGTAATAGACTAGGAGCAACAACATGGCAGTAGACACATCAGCGGGTTTCCGCTACCGTGGGCGCGTTTCCAAAATGCCACCCACCATCCAAACACTCACCATCAAAGACACCGAAACCCTGACAAAGGGCGACCTCGTGACACTTGAATCAGGTGAAATCGACCTCGCAGCAACAGACGACAGCACCATTTTGGGCGTTGTTCTGAACACTGCAGCAGGTACAGACAGCACCACCACCTATGAGGTTATTGTTGACGCGGACGCTATTTACGGCGTATACGATGCGAATGCACGTGTTAAAGGTGCAACTCTCGACATCAGTGGCACAACAGGTGCTATGACCGTTACAACATCGAGCAATGCGGATGTTACCGTATATGCCCCATCCACAGCAGACGAAGAAACGCTGGTCATGATTACTCATGGCGAGCATGCAGACAATTAGGAGTAATTGACAATGCCAATGCGATCATCTAACTGGGCAGAACTACTGCTCCCAACAATCTACAATTTCTACGACATCGGTCGTCAATTGCGTCCTGAATTGCGCCCACAAATCTACAACGTACAAACCAGCTCACGTGCAGACGAACGCAACGTTGGGTATGGTGGCATCGCTCCTGATGCGTGGGACAACTACGAGGCATCAGGCGTAAAGGGTCGCGTCGACTTCGACAAAGGCTACACAGCGACTTACGAACATCAGGAATACGTGGTCACCTTCGAGGTTGAACGCAAACTGCTGGATGATGACCAATACGGCATCGTTGCAGGCGAACGCGCACGCAAACTCGGTGTAAGCGCAACCCAGAAAATGGAAATCGACGCGGCGAGTGTATTCAACAATGCGTTTAGCGCATCCTACACAGGTGCTGATGGCAAGCCATTGTGCTCGACCACACACCCACGTAACCCGAACAAATCAGGTAACCTCGTGAACGCTGGTACATCCGCACTGACAAAGGCGGCGGTTAGCGAAACACGTCAGGCTATGATGAGCACAGAGGACGATGCTGGTAATATTCTCGGCATGATGCCAAACGCGCTCATGGTACCGCCAGAACTTGAAGACACCGCACTGGAAATCGTGAACAGTTTGCAAGACCCAACATCTGCGAACAACGCGATCAACCCACAGGCGGGGCGTTTTACTGTCATTCCATGGCACTACCTGAACGACAGCAATAACTGGTTTATGATGGACACGGTCTGGATGAATCTGAGCTTGAAATGGTACAACCGCACACCACTAGAAATCAGTGTGGCAGACCAGACAGCAACCGAAGCAGTATATGAAGCGTACATGCGCTACTCCTACGGTTGGGACGATTGGCGTTGGGTTTACGGTCACAACGTTAGCTAATTGACACGATGATGGGGCGTACAATGCGCCCCTGACCTATTGGAGGCAATACATGGGTTTAACATATTTTCCAAACGGCATCAGCGTGTCAGGGTTTGCATCACCTAATGGTGCGACATTCACAGCTGGTGACGAAACAAGCAACGAAATCAATGTGGTCATTCAATTATTGGATGGCAACGGCGACGCGATGGCGACACGCTCTGCTGTGCAGTTCTACCTAAGTGACAATGCGAACGGCGACACGCTAGTTGCTGCGACAACATCGCTGGCAATCGGTACAGACGGGCTCATCATTGAGCACATCGCAAACAGCGCAGGCGTACTCATCAGTGAAGCAGATGGCGACATTGATGTAACCATTGGCGATGCTAGTGGCGCGGCGACATACTACATTGTGCTGGTGATGCCAAGTGGCGAGTTGGTTGTGTCTGATGCCATCACGTTTGCTGCCTAAGGCGGTGCGCGATGATTCGGACGTATACAATTAACATCACGACAACAGGAACAGCAGGAAGCGCGACAGGCAGTGGCACGACATCACGACCTGTGAATGGCATGATTGCAGCAATCAAAATCGATTTTACGAGTCAGGCAGGCACGGCAGACACAACGATTGTCGATGGTCACGGACAACCGATTTTGACGCTCACCAATGTCAATGCTGATGGTTGGTGGTACCCACATCCTGAGATTCACGACAACACGGGCGCAGAGCTAAACAAACAGACCTGCCCGTTCGCTGTTGACAGTTACATTACGGCATCCATTGCACAATCCAATGCTGGGAGTGCAGTGGTTACGTTGCTAGTAAATGAGGGCGGTCGAGGCTAATGGCATTCACATACGACACGAGTAATCCAACAGACATCACGCGCGTGCGCTACCACCTCGCGGACACCGTTGAGGCAGATGCGATTTGGTCTGATGAGGACATCACCTATGCCATCACGTTAAATGATGGGAGTTGGCAACGTGCCGTTGTGAGCCTAATTGAGCAGTACATCACCACGTTAGCGCGTACGCCACAATTTAGCTCCGACTGGTTGTCAGTCAATCCTAAATCGTCAATTGATGCGTGGCGCATGCTGTTGATGGACAAACGGCGCGAATTCGGGCTAAAAAAGATCGTGGCGACTGTGACACATACATACCGTGCGGACAGTCGTCAGGAATCCGAGCCCGATTATACAGAAGACAACACAGATGAGGATGTCTAATGTTACCCAATAGCATCCGTGCGCAATTGCAAAAACAAACAAACCGATGGTTAACAGAGACGGCGTTTATTGAGCGCGAATCTGACACACGGGGCATCTATGGCGAGCAGGTGCACGATTGGGAAACAGTGGCATTAAATGTCAAATGTCGGGTCATCACAGGTGGTGGCGGTCGTAATATGAATGAGATGATGGGTAATCAGGAATTAATGATTGACCAATACAAAATCGTATTAGTGGCGGGCACTGATGTGAGTGTTGATTACCGCATCACTGTTGGTGGTCATGTGTACCGTGTGACAAAGGTGATGGACGACAGAACAGATGAGCTGGACGTACATGTGCTCGTAGAACGGGAACGATGACATGGCAGACCTGCAAATCAAAGTGGACATGCGTAAGCTACGGAACATCATCAACAATGAACCCGCACGTGCTGATGCGTGGTTGCGTGGCGTTGGGATGCAAATTCTCGGCGACATTCAGCTGTCATTTGGCACATCGCCTGATGGCAAAACGCACACACGGGGCACGGTCAAACATGTAGCATCACAACCCGGCTACCCTCCGAACATCGACACAGGCGCATTGCGTGGCAGTATGGGATTGCGTAAGCTCGGAAATCTCAAATATGAAATCCATGACGGTGTTGAGTATGGTGTGCATTTAGAACTAGGCACAGAGAAGATGGCGGCGCGTCCGTTTGTGAACCCTGTTTTTGCTGAATGGCAGACGAAGATCATGGACGATGCGAAGCAGAAACTGGACATAGACTAATGAGCGCATTGGAAACACTGTACACGAGTCTATACAGCGCGTTACGCAATGACACGCTATGGCAGGACAGGGTTTACCCTGAAATCGTACCAGCGCAGGTTATACGCCCATATGTGGTGTTTTTTGTCAGTAGTGGTGGCGAGCGTAATGACCTCAAACGTGATGATGCAGAATTCACCATCAGCGTCAAATGTGTAGCATTGCAGATGGCGGATGCGATGGCAGGTGCGAGCCGAATCAGTGCGCTGTTGAATAATCAGGGCTCGCAAGATGGTGGTACAATAACAGGTGATGCAAACTGGACAATCACAACGATTGAGCAATTGCGCATCATACAGCAGATTGAGATGATTAGTGATGACAAACCGCTATACAACAGCGGGCATCAGTACAACATAGTTATGGAGAAACTGTAATGGCAACATTAAACAGCAATAACGTGTACCTGTCATGGGACGGTACGCAAATTGACGGGTATTGGACAGGTGACGTGAGCAAAGATGAAAGCGTCACAACAGTGGACATCACCGCAGGCAGTGGCGCAACTCATGTCGAACGTGCGAGCGGTCTGCTCGACAACAGCATGTCATTCAACATCGTGTATGATGATGCGGACTTGGCGACATACGTTGGCAAATTGGTGTCAGGTACAAAAGGCACTTTGATCTTTGGGCCAGAGGGTAATACAGCTGGCAAACCGAAATTTGAATGCACAATGATTTTGTCCAGCGTGACAGGACCATCACCAACGATTGCAAAAGGCATGGTTATGTTCGAACTTTCGTTTGAGGGCGCAGCAACACCAACAGCAACCATCGCGAATGGAGACACATTCTAATCATGGTTAAAAAGGAAGAAACCCCACGATTTAATTTCCGTAACGTGTCGCGCAAATGGGCGAAACAGTTCGCCCGCACACAGGTCGCAATGGCGCAACATGCCGTTGTGATTGGTGCTGATGCGCGTGACGATTTGACACCAGAAGAACAGCAGACGTTAAACGCTGGGCGCATTGCATCGATGGATGAGATTTTCAAACTAGAAGATGAGCGCGATGCCCTGCTCATTCAGGTACTGGAATATGTGCCAATGGATTGGCTCGTTGATGGCGCACCTGATGACCTGACATGGGACGATGTCGATGATCTGGATTGGTTGCAAGCAGACCGATTCGACGAGCTCGTACAATTGGCAGGTAGTAGCCGTCAGGAATCGGCAAAAAACTAAATCTGGCATACGTCCACGCTGTCAAAAAAATCGGCGGTGTGCAATTGGATGCGGAGGAAGTTGATCGCATCGAACGCGCACAGGTGGCACTGATTTTACACATGCCACCTCATGACGTGGACAGTATGCCAGCACAGGATGTCGCCGATGTACTAGAAATCTACTCGGCAAATAATGAGATTCAGGCATGGCAACAGAGCCAGAATCGGAGACGTAAATAATGGCAACAGAAGTCGCAAGTTTGACCGCATTATTGTCACTGGATGACAGCGGATTTACACGAGGGATGCGCAACGCTGAACAGCAAATCAGTGGCATCAGTGGCACATTTCAAAACATGGGTGCAAGCCTCCGCAACCTCGGGGGCAATTTGCAATCTATGGGCATGCAGGCAACGATGGCGACTGCTCCGATTGCTGCGATGGGTGCTGTTGGCATCAAAGCGTATGGCGATTTTGAATCGGTCATCAATGAGATTAGCGCGCGCACGGGTGTTGTTGGTGAGGAATTACAAGCCATCTCAGACTATGCGCTGGAAATGGGCGCGGCGACTGTATTCAGCGGACAACAGGCATCCGAGGCATTCCTCGACCTGCTCACATCAGGGCAATCAACAGAAGAGGCATTTTCTACCCTGCCACACGTGATGAGTTTAGCAGCTGCGGGTGGTTTGGAACTCGGGCAATCAGCAGACACGCTCACTGACATCATGTCGATGTTCGGTCTTGCTGCGAGTGACACCGTTGGGAATTTGACCGCGGCGGAATATGTGGCGAACAGTCTGACACAGGCATCACAGGTGTCATCGGCATCGGTGAGCATGCTAGGTGATGCGTTTGTAAATGTTGGTGGCATCGCAGCAGGCTTTGGGTTGGATGTTGACACAACGAACGCCGCACTCGCTGTATTGGCAGAGGGTGGTCTTAAAGGTGCTGAAGCTGGTACAAACCTCAAATC